AGCAGCACACTAGCTGGTACATTAAACGGAAGAATCAAGGTATACGTTGATCCTTATTCAGCAAACGTAAGTGACAGACACTTCTACGTTGCAGGATACAAAGGTTCATCTGCATACGACGCAGGACTGTTCTACTGTCCTTACGTTCCACTCCAAATGGTCAGAGCCGTTGGTCAGGATACATTCCAACCAAAAATTGGCTTTAAGACTCGTTACGGTATGGTTGCTAACCCATTTGCGGAAGGCACTGACCAAGGCGGTGGAGATCTTGATCCTAACAAGAACAGATACTACAGAAGAGTTCTTGTTGACAACCTAATGTAAATCGTTCATCACGATACACACACGAAGACCCCTTTACAGGGGTCTTTTTTTATGCTATGCTCTAAATAAGATTATGGACAGACACGATTTCCCTGTGATTGGTACGTTCTACACCAAGAAGGAAGTAGATGAACTAATTGCAAAAGCAGTAGAGAAAGCAGTTGCTGAAGCACGACTAATTGACGAAGAGTCAATGCGTAAGCATAACAGAGACGCTACTGTCATCTCTATGATACTAGGATTTACTACACTCGCACTGTTTGTAGATGGATTGCTACGTATACTTGGTATTATACCACCATTCATGCATATAGATGTAAATATAATTGATAAAGTTACAGAACAGGTCAAAGATGAAGTTCTTCCATATATAAAAGAAGGACTAACAAAAATTCCTAAGGTTGGGAGCAGATTGTATTGAGTTATCTATTTGGTATTGCGTTTTTATTCCTACTGTATAACGCATTTAGGTTAATGTGGCAGGGATGGAAAGCATTTGATCAGAGTTATGGTAAGGTTATGGAGACCTACAAACCTAAAAAGGTGCACCCTGAGATGACAGATGTACAGAATGGTGATGAGTTGATGGTAGCAAGTTTCTCACAGATCCCACCAGTAAAAGATCCATTACATGAATCCTTACAGTCACGTATAGAAGAACTGATCGAAGAAGAAGACGATGAGGATGATGATGAAGGAGACGGTGACATTATTGTAAGAGTATGAACAAGATATTAGAACCTATAGTTTTAGCAGGAGTAGTAATATTCTTAGGATTTGTGTTCCTCATTGAGGTGCTAGATCTGTTTTTGATTAGACCTATCTTTCAGTTGTTTACAAAGAAGAAGAGGAGGAGGAGAAGAAGATGATAGAATTCGAAAAACAATTTGGCAAAGGAACTGATCCTTGGTATGCTAAAGCAGAGAGATGGGCGAAAAAACAACGTTTTCCTATCTCTTTTTTGGTGCTAGGATTGATATCTGCACTCAAAGAACGGTGGATAGAGACTAAAATCCACAATGAAATGAGAACTGTAGACGCTGATGTTCAGAAAATACATGAGATATGGGATAAAGAAGAGAAACCAACAACAACTTTTGTCTCCAAACCCTCTGTAGTAAAGGGATTAGATGACATGGAACTCTTCTATGATGCATACAAGAGAGCAGCACAAGACCATGACGATGTGATGAAGGAACTAAATAGTACGGATGATACTGTAGAGTAATGGCAGACGTACAAACATGGCAGGGACAGATAGAGAATAGAAACTTCCTATCACCCATAGGATTTAAGTTTATCTTAGCGGATTTCCCTAAGGTGACTTACTTTTCGCAGACATGTAATATTCCTGGCATCACAGTTGGTGAGGTAAATCAACCCACTATCATGGGTAGACCTATACCATTCGACTCTCATGGTTTGACATACGAACCACTCAATATGAACTTCTTAATCGATGAGAATCTAGAAAATTATTTAATTATTCACAACTGGATGAGAGGTTTAAGTATTGGTGAGAAATTTGCAGAGAGAGAAAAACTAATAGAGGTATCAAATGAGAAGATTGGTATAGGAAATGATGGTAGTGTACGTTCAGATGGATCTCTAGCAGTACTGAACAGTAATTTTCAGACCAATTTCTTCGTAACTTTTAAAGATATGTACCCAGTGTCCTTGTCAGCACTAGAATTTAATGCTACAATAGATGGTAGTGAGTATGCTGTAGCACAAGCAAGTTTTAGATATGCGGTGTATGATATACAGGATACTTATGGAGTACGTAAGACACAACTTAAATGAATCTTGATGATATTCGCACATCATGGTTAGAAGACTGTAAAATTGACACAAATGACCTAGACACAGAGAACTTTAAGGTCACAGTTATCCATGAAAAATATTTAAACATCTGGTCACAGTTCAGATTATTATTATCAGACGCTGAAGCTAAGAATAAAAGGATGTACAAGGAGAAGTTCGAGTACTATTCTGGTAAAGCACCTGCAAAGGTATACGCTGAGAGACCTTTTAACTATAAGGTACTTAAAGGTGACCTTAACACATACATCTGGGCAGATGATGAGTACATCAGAACCAAGCAGAAATGTGACTACCTCGAAACTTGTATAAATTATTTAGAGAACGTTCTTAGGCAGTGCTCTAATCGAGGATTCCAAATTAAAAACGTTATCGAGCTCCGAAAGTATGAAAACTATTGATGACTGTCATAAAAAAGAAGAACGAGGTTTACCTTAAGGTAACTGCAGAACCGCATGTCCATAAGGAACTAAGTGAATACTTCCAGTTTGAGGTTCCTGGTGCTAAGTACATGCCACAGTACCAAAAATGGAAGTGGGATGGCAAGATCCGTTTATATTCACCTGCTACTGGTGAGATATATGCGGGTCTTTTTGATTATGTCACTGATTTTTTGGAGACAAGAGGGTACGAATTTGACATAGAGGAGAATGACAACTATGGACGACCAGATGAGACTGAACCTATCGTATCACCTGAGGCTATTGCGGGGTACGTTAGATCTCTCAACATTCCTTTTAAAGCAAGAGACTATCAACTACGAGCAATTTATCAGGCACTTAGACATAATCGCAAGTTACTACTCTCTCCCACAGGATCGGGAAAATCCCTAATCATCTATGCAATAGTGCGTTGGCACCTAGATGGTTGGAATAGAAACACACTAATCATTGTACCTACTGTCAGTTTGGTAGAACAAATGGCGAAAGACTTTAAGGATTATGGTTGGGGAGGTAAGCAAGTATATAAAATTAAGGCAGGAGTAGAAAAATATACAGATCATCCTATAGTAATCAGTACATGGCAGAGCATTTATAAGGAACCTCGAAAGTTTTTTAAGAGATTTGATGTCATCATAGGTGATGAAGCACATTTATATAAGGCGAAAAGTCTGACAGGTATTCTCACTAAGTGTCATGATGCCAAGTACCGAGTCGGACTGACAGGTACCCTAGATGGTTTAGAGACTCATCAATTAGTGTTAGAAGGACTGTTTGGTAAGGTAGATCAGGTAACTAAGACTATAGATCTCATGAAAAAAGGACACTTAACACCATTAAAGGTGTGTGTCCTACTGTTAAAACATGGGTATGTACCCTTTGATGACTATTTCCAAGAGATAGATTACTTGATTAGTCATCCTAAGAGAAATAATTTGATATGTAATCTAGCGTGTGACCTCACAGGTAACACTTTGATCCTTTTTAACTACGTGGAGAAGCATGGGGATCCTTTATGGGAGCTCCTAAATAGTAAGGTAAGAGAGGGTCGCAAGATCTTTTTCATACACGGTGGTATTGATGCTGTAGCACGTGAAGAAGCACGTACTATATGTGAGACAGAAAAGGATGCAATCATATTAGCATCTTATGGAACGTTCTCTACTGGTATCAATATAAGAAATTTGCATAATGTTATCTTTGCAAGTCCATCCAAGTCGAGGGTCAGAAATCTTCAGTCAATTGGTAGGGTCTTGAGAAAGGGAGACAACAAAGCACAGGCAGTATTATTTGATATTGCTGATAACTGCTCTAGAGGATCCCGACATAATTATACTCTTCGTCACCTCACTGAACGCATAAAAATATACGAAGAAGAAAGTTTTGATTATGAAATCAAGGAAGTCAAACTCAAGAATGATTAATTACATCCGACACGACGAACAATTTTATGGCACTGTAAAACTAATTACAGGTGAGGAAATCCTTGGTGAAGTGTTATTGAGTATAGATCCAGAATCAAAAGAGGATCTATTGTTCATACAACACCCCGCTAAAACTAAAGTTATAGAACTAGACCCCAACCGTAGTGAGGATGGGGAACAGAAAGTGGCGGTCGGATTTATCAAATGGATGAACTTCAGTGAAGAGGAGTTCTATGTACTAGAAGAAAAATCTGTGATCAGCATCGCTCCAATGTCTAAGGATGCTATCAGGATGTATAAACGATGGGTAAAGAAAGAAATATTACATGAAGAAGAACCCGATAAAGGACAGATCCCTATGAATAGTAATATGGGTCTTATCGCAAAGGTGTCATCGGCACGAGAGATTCTAGAAAAGATCTGGAATAATAAGCCTGGTGACCCTTCCAACCCTTAACAGTGTTGAGTCTACCCAAAATCTAACTGGTTGTCAACCCCTCATGTATCAGACGTGACATTTGGTTGCATTTATGCTATTATTATGGCAACAGCAATTACAAACATGGCTGGTACAATGGCAAGAAAGTCAACCAAGAAAAAAG